CGTTCAGTGCGCCCTTGAGCAGCAAATTTCCAGCACCAGTAGAGTCCGTGCCGATGCCGAAGTGCGTGGCCGTGGCGGTGCCCGCCGTACATTGACCGAACTGCACCAGCGCGGTGTTGGCGATGGTAGACACCGTTCGCGTCCAGCCGCCTGCCGTGCGGTTCACACCCACGCGGGCATAGCCGGTGTAACTGATCTCGTTGGTGCTTTGGTTGCCCGCCTCTCCAGGGTCTGCGCTGTGCAGCGAAATGAAGAACGAGCCTGCCGTGGCCGAGTTCTGCAGGCCAGCAGCGTCCCCGATGTTTGCCCAATCAACGTTGAGAAACAGGAGGTCGAGGAATGCCTCTTCGGCGGCGTTGGTCATGGACATGGTTCAGGCCCTTTCAGTCTTCGTTGACAACCTCACCGGAGAACCCGGTGGAGGTCTTGGTGATCTGGATCTTCTTGCCGCCGCCGCCCGTGGACACGATGATCGGCTGCTGCGGCCTCATGTCCGCGACCTGCCTGGCCAACGATTCAACCATGGACTTCAGTTCGTCCAGCGTTTCGCTGACTTTATCATCGGACTCATCGGCGATCGATTCTTCTTCGCTGCCGGATTCTTCCTCGGCCTGCTGCTGCTTGAGCGCCTTGGCCAGGGCAGCAAACTTCGCGGCGTTGTCCATCCGCATGTTCTCAAGCTCCAGCTCGCGCTTGGCCGCCTCGAACGGATCAACCTGCAGCGCTGCCGGCTCGGGCGTGGATTGCGGCTGCATCGCACCCTCAACCTCGCCTCCGATCTTGACCATGATCTCGGCCGTCTTTGCCTGCGTCAGTTCGGCGTCGGCCACCGTGTTGACCACATCGGCGCGGGCCTTGGCAGCCTTGGCCTGGGCCTCCTCGGCCGCAGCCTGCAGGAACACCGCGTTCGGGTCTTGCGGCTGGCCCTGCAGCTCGATCATCATCTCTTCGGCTTCCTCGTCAGTCGGCTTGATGACGCCCATCTTCACCAGGCGCATGCGGAAGTAATCCCTCACGTCGCCGATGCCCTCGCCTTCCATGTTCATCATGGCCATCGCCTGCAGGACTTGCTGCGTCTCGGCATCTTGCGTGATGGCCATCATGCCCGTCAGCGCCCGCACCGTGGCTGCGCGCTTGCTGCTGCTGCTGGGGCCGACTTCGACGTTGACGTCCAGCTTTGCGCCGCTGAGATCATTCGACAGCGCCATCTCGCCGGTATCGGTGACCATCGGCTTCATCAGCTCGATCTGCATCGGATCGCCGTTGGGGCTAATGCCCTTCATCTTGCGGCCTTCCTCGACGTAGACCTCGCGGGCCATGGAAAGCCACACCTCGCCGCAGCGCTTCATGGCCTTGGCGAAGTTGCTCATGTAGATGAAGGTCTGCATGTCCAGCCGCGTCTGGATCAACTCCACGGCCTTGCCGGAGGTATTCGAGACCATCTTGTCGGCCTGCTGCGAGGCGCCAAGAATCTCCTGCATGTCAGACTCTGTGATCTGCAGCAGCGCGGCCATCGCAGGCGGAATCGTCGGGCTCTTGGTGTACGCCACCGGCCCAGCTGCCTGCTGGCTTCCGTCAGGCCCGCTGATCGGGTTGACCAGCAGATACGGGTAGTTGCGCAGGTTGTCGTCGGCCCACATGACTTGGTGGCCGGCGACCTGCTCAGGCAGCAGTATCGGCTTCTCGACACTCGACAGCGCGCTGATCTCGGCGAGCTTCGACAGCTGCATGTTCTTCAGGCGCTGGCTGTCCTTGGCCAGGCGCACATGGCCCATACACCGCTCGATGTTGTCCACGAACCAGCGCTTGCCGTAGTTCGGGATCACCGGGATGCACTCGCCTGCGATGAACCCGGAGTCCTCGAGCACCTTGCCGCCGCTCATCAGGTACTTGCGCACGCGCTTGCGCTTGATCTTGCGCTGCCGAACCTCAACGCTGCCAATGGCAGCCAGCGTGTCCTCAAGCGTCTCGTCGGCGTCGAACTCGCTCTGACGGTATTTCTCTTCGGTGCCGTCAATAGCCCGGAACACGCGGATGGTCTCGGTGACGTCCTCAACCTTGAAGTACTGCGCCACGAACACAACGTCCGGCGTCTGCCAGTCGAACTCGTACTGGTGGACGATCTTCGGCCAGTCGGTCGGATCGTCTCCAAACTCCGCGATGTAGCTGGCCCGCGTCATGCTGGAGACCACGAACGCGAACCTGGCGTCGGACTTGTCCTGGCGCTTGGCGTTCAGGTCGAAGTAAACGCTGGAGTCCGCGTCGAAGATCGGCTCAATGCGGATGCGCTGGCGCTCGTTGTCCGGGTCGCCCTCGTCCTCGTAGACGGTGCGCAGGCGCCACGCCCCGATGCCGCCGCCCACGGCCTCCTCGAAGGCGTTGTCGTAGGCCTCGTCGGCCACGCTGTCCTGCTCGTCGGCGCGGTACAGGGCGTCGCAGGTCTCGGCCAGCTTGTCGGCCTCTGGGCCGCCGCCGTCCTTCGGGGTGAAGTCCACCGTCACGCGGTTGGCGCGGTACTCGTTGATGATGCGGATGACGCTCAGGTGAACCTTGTTCACCTCCATGCGCGGCTTGTTCTCGTAGATGTCGCGCAGCGGGCCTTCCCATTGGCTGCCGGCCAGGCTGTAGAAACGGCGGTCCTGCAAGCACTGCAGGCGCTCGTCGCGCAGGGCGGTCTGAATGTCGTTGAATTGCCGCAGCGCTTCCTGGTGCAGGTTTGTGAGCCTCTGCTCGGTGGACATGCGCGCCATGGTGGCTCCGGTTGATTTCCTTGCGGGATTATGCTACCAGCGGCTAGTAGTAGGCAATGGCACCGCAGATACCTGCCGCGTGACCGCTGCGGCACGCCTCATGCCCTCGCAAGCGTACCTCAATGCGTCGATGACGTGATTGTGCTTGTCCTGCAGCACCGGGAGTATCTGGCCCGTCAGTGGGTCGGTCTTGTACGAATAGTGCGTCAGCTCGTCAATCGTGTGCAGGCAGCGCGGGTGCACTACGATGTCGTAGGACTTCAGCCATTCGATGCCCTCCTCGACGCTGCGCGGGCCTTTGACGGCCGCCATGATCTTGGGGAACCCGTGCTTGCGCATGTGGCTGATGGTCTCAGGCCTCGAGCTGTCGGCCACCATGGGCCATCTCTCGGCCTCTGGCACGGTCATGAACAGGTCGGGCGTGTTCATGATCTCGCAGCCCACCATATAGGCTTCGTGGTCGATGTAGAGCGTGCGGCCGACAACGTGGCAGCGCACCAGCACCGTCGGGTCGGTGGCGAAGCCCCAGTCGGCGCCCAGGCGGTGGATGGCGTCCTTCGGTGAGTCGAAGTCCTCGACGCGCCAGTTCTGGAACACGCGGGCCGTGCTGTTGCTGAGGTAGCCGCCGCGCCAGACGTGCGCGTACTTGTCAGGGTCTCGGCCACGGTCATATTCCATCTCGGCCCGCAGGACGTCAGGAAACCACGGGTTCTGCTCGAAGTTCACCTCGACCACCATGGCGTCAGGCGGCGGCTTCGGTCCGCGCAGCAGCTGGTCCACCGGGTCAGAGTCCTGGCTCGGGTTCCAGGTGAACCACAGTTCCGAGTCCGGCTTGCGGATCGTCGGCCGCAACAGGTCCAGGCTGCGCTGGCTCAGGCTCTGCGCTTCCTCGACCCAGGCGCGGTCATAGCCTTCCAGCGACTTGATCGAGTCCGCTGTGTGGTTCTGCATGCCCTGGAAGATGATCAGTCCGTCGCCTCGCTTGGACTTGATTACGGCCTCCTGCACCTCGAAGTACGCGCCCGCGTTCAGCGCCTCGATCTTGAGCTCCAGCAGGCGCTTCACAGACTGGCTCAGGGACTTCTGCACCTCGCGCACGCAGACGCTACGGCTGGTCGGGTCCATGATGTGGGCTTCGATCAGCATCTCGGCGAATAGATGCGACTTGCCCGAGCCCCGGCCGCCGTGAGCGCCCTTGTACCGCGCCTGGCCCAGCAGCGGCAGCGCCCACTCTGGGGTTTCGATGCGCAGGGTTGTCACTTAACCACCACGCGCTCGATGCGATGCACCAGCGGAGATTCCTTGTCGCCGCTGATCTCGATTTTCTCGCCGTATTTCTTCGGCGCGAGTTTCGATAACAGCCACTTGCGAGTATCTACCTGGAGTTTGTGCTTTTGCACGGCGGCCCAATCCTTCCGGCCATCGGGAGTTTCTCCGACATCGACGTCGGATAACTCCATGACCTCTTGGGCGATGCGTTCGACGTAATTCTCCCTCGCGCGTGCGTAGCTCTCAGCCAGAGCGCTGTCCTGACTCACCCACAGCATGAAGGTGCTGTTCTTCACGCCGGCCTTCTCGCATGCCTTCCAGCAGCTCATGCCGGACTCCATGTTCGCCAGGACGGCATCAGCCAGCTTCGCCCGCTCAGGGCTTCCGGGTTTGGTCGGCTTGTTTGCCATCATTCTATCCTTTCACTAAGTGAGTGACCACTGAGGGACACAGGGGCGCCAGGGACGCCGGTTTCCATATAGGCTACGTGATTACGCGCTATCGCGCTCCTTTGCGGGCAGTTGCCACTTTCCCCTTATTCTCTCTCTTTACTCTTATAAGTGTCCCTTGTGTCCCTACTGTCCTTTTCCATTGTGCATCAACAACTTAGCGCAGGACACTTCAGGGACACTAGGGGCGGTTTCGGTTGCCCCACACTTCCGGGGCCAGCAAAGCGCGCGCGCCGTTCGTCTTTCGGCTCATGCCGCCGTTGCGCTGCCGGATCAGGTGCGCTGCTCTAGTGGCCTCGCCTTGCGTGCAGGTGTCCCTGCCAAGCTCTGCCAAGACCTCAGTTGCGGACCTCCAGCGCCATGCGGCAGGCGGCTCGCTCCACCGCAAACCGGATGCAATGATCTCTTCGATGGGATCGATCACCTCATAAGACTTGTTGTGTTCTTCCAGGGCTTCGTGCTCTTCGCCGTGCAGTGTCCAGCCTTCGCCGGCGCGGTACATCGTCAGCACCTCAGCCCATAGCTGCTGCATGTCGATCCCGTGGTCATAGTCGATGGACTTGCACTCGATAACCCAGAATCTGCGGTTTCCGGTCTGGTCGTGCAGAAACTCCTTCGGGTTGACGCTGGCGAAAAATACCGTGCGCCTTGCAAACTCCGATTCCTTGCGGGCGTATGCCCTGCGCAGAATATCCTTGTCCCGCGTCAAAAACGCCTTGAGTTGGGCAATATCTGACTTGCGGAATGTCGCGTCCAGTTCACCGAGTTCGACCAGCCAGTGGCTGACTACCTGTTTTACGCTGTCGCGGTCGTCCGGCCGCAGCATCATGCCGTCCTGCACCACGCCGAGTTCCTTTGGCACCAGGCGCTTGAACCATGCCGTCTTGCCCATGTACTGCGCGCCCTGAAACACCAGCACGCCGTGGGCAGATACGCCTGTCGGGTTGAACGCTGCGGCCACGGCAGAGATGAGCCAGCGGCGCAT